GAAAACTATGCTGAAAAAGCTATTGTTGGATGGAAAGGACTTAAAGTAAAGCATATGCCCGCTTTAATGCCTGTTGACATCACAGGAATGGACGCCGAAGAAAATATAGATTATAGTAATGAAGATGCGATAGAACTACTAAAAAATTCAACTGTGTTTGACCAATTTGTAACAGATGCAATGAATGACTTTGAACAGTTCTCAAAGAAAAAAGCTGAGACAGACTCAAAAAACTAAGAACCTACCTTCAGACTGCTTTGCATGGAGGAGGCATATCAGCTGAACAGTATTTTGCCATTTGTGAGCAGATGGGGGTAGAGCCAAAAGATGAAGATATCCCACAAGATCCTTCTACTTTTTCTATTGAAGCTCAGCAGGCTTTATTAATAATGAATGTCTTACCTGATTTATGGGAAGGCATGAATGGAGTCTGGTTAGGTAAAAACTATAATGGTTTATTTGATATTTTAAAACTTTACGAAATTGATAATAAGCGAGAAGTGTTTGAACTATTAAAAGTTTGTGAAGATGAATTAGCAAAATATTACGCACAAAAGCGTAAAGAGCAAGACCAGCTTGCAAAAGCTAAGAGAGGAAGATAAGTGGCGTCAATTAAAAATGACATTACTACCCGCTTTAAAACTGAAGGGGCTCGTAAAACTCAAAAAGAAACTGAATCGATCGGTAAAGCGCAAACCCGTTTAGGACAAGCGTCTGCTTCTGCAGGTCGATCTTTTTCTGCTCAAGCTAATGGATTAGGCGGTTTAGTTGGTGTTTATGCAGCCGCTGCTGCTAACGTTTTTGCTATTAGTGCTGCTTTCGCTGCCCTAAATAGAGCTGCTCAATTTGAAACCATTATTCGAGGTACAGAGCAATTAGCTGCTGCAGTTGGATCTAGTGCTACAATTGTTGTTGAAGAATTAAAACGAGTAACACAAGGTCAGCTATCTATTATCGAAGCAGCAACATCTGCTAACTTAGCTTTATCAGCAGGTTTTAATACTGATCAAATAGCACAACTTGGTGAAGTTGCTAATAAAGCTGCAAAGGCTTTAGGTAGAAATCTTACAGACGCTTTTCAACGTATCACTCGTGGTGCTATTAAGTTAGAGCCAGAACTCTTAGACGAAATTGGTATTTTTACAAGAATAAACCCAGCTTTAGAAGCCTATGCACAAGAATTAGGTAAAAGTGTTTCTCAATTAACACAATTCGAACGTAGACAGGCTTTTGTTAATCAAGTTATCAAAGACGGTCAACAAGCATTTCAAGATGTTGACATTTCAGGAAAATCTACACAAGCAACTTTTGAAAAATTAGTTGCGAATTTCACTGACCTAGCATTAGTAGTCGGAAAATTTGTGGCTGACAGTCTTGTACCGTTTGCAGAATTTTTAGACAAAAACTTAGGTAATAGATTAATTCTCTTAGGTGGAATTGGTACTCTTGTTTTTAGCGCACTTGGAAAAGCTATCGGTGGAACTGCTGTAGCTGCCTTTACTCGTTTGGGAGACGCATTAAATAGAACTGCTGACGGATTTGCACTAAATAAAAAAGCTGCCAGTGAGTTTGCTGAGAGAGCTAAATCAGTAGGTCAAGGATTTGTAGGTGGTGGACTTGTACGAGGAGAAAGAGGTGCTGGAGCAGAAATTAAAAGAGATTTAGCTGGAGGAACAATTTCAACCCAACGTGCATTAGAGATTAGAGAAAAGATTCCAGATCTTATAAAAGCTGAAAAAGCAGAGCAAGCCAAATTAAAAAGTATAACAGGTCTTACAGGTGAAGAGCTTAAAAAAAATAATATTGCAAGAGCTAAGTCTGTACAAAGAACAAGAGCCTTACTCGCTACACAAAGATTAGTAACAGCACAGATAGATGCATCAGGAAAAGCTTCTATAGGTTTTGCTGCTGGTCTTAGAGTCGCAGGTAAAGCTGCCGCTTTTGTTGCCACACAGATAGGAAAAGCTTTCAGATTGTTACAAATTTTGCTTATCGCTTTCACTACCTTACAAACTGTTTTATCGTTTTTTGATATAGATTTATTTGAATCTCTAAGGACATTAATAACAGGAATAAATAAAGAGTCAAGAGAAGCAGCAGAGGGAATGAGAATACTTGCTAATTCTACAAATGTTGTAAAGACACAATTTGCAGGACTTGCTGAAGAAGTTCAAAAAGTCGCATTAGCTGAGTTTTCAAATATGGCAGATAAAAGTGTTTCACAACTTCAAGGTAGATTAAAATTTTTAAAAAGATCTATTGAAGATTTAGAGCAAGGCAGAACAATTAGTCAAATTTTTGGTTTTAAAGATGCAGAAGAGACACAAAAAGAGTTAGATGAGTTAAATGGAAAACTTAAAGCTATTAACCTTATTCTAAATAATTCAGAAAAAGATTTTAAAGCCGCTGGTAGCGCTATTAAAAAACTATCCGAGTTGACTAAGATTGGTGGAGAAACCATAGCAAAGTCGTTTGAAACAGGAACTTTAATCGAAAGAAATGGTGAATTAATTGTCAGCATAAATAATGTTGAAACCGTGATTGGCACTTTTAACAATAGTATAGCACGTTTCAGTAATGAAGGTTTAGCAAAAGCTGGCCAAAGAGCTGCACAAGCAGTTGATGGTTTTGATAAACTAAATAAAACTTTATTAGAAGGTGGCGCAATATCTGCTGAAAAAGCGAGTAAACAACTTGGAGTGTTTAAGACCGTTCTTGAAGATGCAATCAAGTTAGCAACTGACGCAGGTAAATTAGATTTTGCAGCTACCCTCACAGATAAATTGAATCAAGTAAATGACACCTTATCTAAAACTGTTGGTGAATTTACAACTCTAAATGCTTTGAATAAACAATTTTCAAAAGAAGCATCAAGTGAGTTTAAATTTTTAGATGACCGATTTTTATCTGGAATAGCAAGTGCTGAAACTGGTAAAATCGCTAAAAATGCAGAAGAGCAGTTAAAATTTAGAGGAGAAAACTTTAAACTGTTAATGAAACAATTAGAAGCAGAAGAAGCATTAGGTTTTATTGACGAGATACCAAATCAAACTAAAATCAACGAGTTAACCGAGTTGAGAACTAAATTTATTAAAAAAGCACAAGCTGACTTGATAAAACAAGTACCGATTTTAGAAAAACAAAGAAAAGAACTTGAAAAAAGCACAAGACAGTTTCAAAACCAACTTGATTTACTTGAAGCACAAAATGATCTTCTTCAAAAACAAGTTAATAGAGAGGTTGAATTAAATAAAGTAAGATTAGGGGTTGAAGACCAAAAAAATGCTCTTAAAATTCAACAATCATCATTAAATTTATCCAAAGAACAATTAGAAACATCAAAACGAACAGCTGATGCAGAAATTAAACGAGCTAAAGCTGCTGAATCATTAAGGGCTGCTCAGGCACAAGCAAGTATATCCGCTCAATCAAATGCTAACACTTTTGCTGATGCTGCCAGTGCACAAGGTATGACTGAGGCACGTAGAAAAGTTGCAGAGTTTGAAAGAGATAATGTATTGAGTCAACGAGCAATTCTTGACAATCAAATAGCATTGGCTAAACTGGAAAGAGACGAAGGATTAAAAAGAATTGAGCGTGAAAAAACGTTAATAAACAAGCAGATTGAAGAACAGAAGAAAATTAATGATGCAGAGTTAAAGATTGTTAAGTTGGAAAGTGCTCAAAATATTGCAGATATTGACAACAGAATTAAGCTACTTAGACTTAATGAGCTGGTAACTATTAACCAGGCGAAAATACGAAAATCAGAGGAACAGCTTAAATTAAAAGAAATTCAAAGTAATATACAAAATATTAAAGATCAAAAAGAAGTGGCTAATCTTCAAGCAAAACAGCAAAAAGAGAATCGTGATGCTCAGTTAAACCTTTTATTACAACAAGCAAAACTTCAAGAGGCAAAAATAAAATCTGATTTAGGAATCTTAAAAGGAAACGAACAATTATTAAAAGAGCAGGCCAGACTGCAAGGTGAAACCTTTTCAGGTGTAAGTTTAGATATAGGTGCAGGAGTTGGTACTCAATTAAAAAGCATTACTGATAATATAAGTGCTATTAATAATCAATTTTCTTTAAGCGAAAGTATATTTAATGAAGTTGTTAAGAAAAACGAATTAAATGCGACAAAAGGTATCAACGCTGAGACTCAAAAAGAAAATATCATAAAAAAACAAATTAAAACTAATAACCAAATTGATAAACAACAGGGTACTATTTTTAAAGAAAAAATAAGTCAACTATTAGCAGAAAAGACCCTTGAAAGAGATCTTCTCTCTGTAAAACTTGCAACAATTAAAATAGAAAATGAAGCTGAACAGAAAAATTTAAAAGCAAAAATTGCGCTTTTAGATTTAGAGGCAGCTGGGTTAGAGAAATTATTTATTGATACAGTAAAAAAAGGCGAGGCTGACATTAGTTATGCTACCAAGGTTAATGATGCTCTTGGGTCTGCCAGAGATATTGTTGCAAATGAATTGTCTACTGCATTTCAAAAATTAAATGACGCTCTTGTCGAGGGTACTCTAAACGCTAAAAACTTTAGAGATGGCTTTAACGACTTTGTTGGTGGTACGCTTAAAAAAGTTCAACAAGATTTTTTCAAACAAACTATTGCTGACCCTGCCGCTGATTTTTTAAGTGATTCTTTATTTGAAGGTTTAGGCTTACAAAAAAGCCGAGGGATAGATAGTTTAAAACTTACTGGAAGAGGAAATATGCCTGTTGAGATAATGCATGGCGGTTCTGGTGAAGGGGTTATTAAAAAAATTACAGATGATACTGACAATATATTTACAAATCTTGGAGAAAAGTTAAAAGAGTTTGGTTCAAGTTTTATGAATGTACTTTCAAACATTGGTTCATCTATTATGGATGCTTTTTCAGGCGGAGGCGGAGGAAGCGTTTTAGACCTTGCAACATTTGGCTCAGGTTCTGGAACTATGTTTGGCTCTGATGCTTTAGGCCCAGAGTCCTTTTTAGGTTTAGCAGGAGGTGGAAAAGTCAAAAAATTTGCTGGTGGAGGCATCAATCGTGATAGAGTTCCAGCCCTATTAGAACCAGGCGAGTTTGTGATGAAGCGTTCTGCCGCTCGTTCTATCGGAGACGCAAATTTAAATGCAATGAACGCAACAGGTCAAATGGGCGGAAACGTATCAGTAAATATTGTAAACCAAGGTACGCCTCAAGAAGCCACACAACAGTCAGCACCTAAGTTTGATGGTGAAAAATTTGTGATTGATATTGTTACAAGAGATTTAAGAAACAATGGACCAATTCGTAAGTCCATGAGAGGAGCTGGTTAATGGCAACTTATCCTGATGATGCAACCGCACCTATTACTGCTTTTAGCGTTGTAGCCGATTCAACTTTTACTAATACAGGCACAACGCGCACAGAATTTAATTTACCCTCAACAGTAGATCATAAGGGAGAGATCACTGCATTCATTGATGGTGTTTTACAACAAACTTCTGCCTATGATTTATCAAATTCAGGACAAACTGCTTCCTTTTTAGTTGCTCCAAATGCTACTGAATTAGTAATTAAAACAATCAGTTTACCTTCTCGTTTTAAGCTAACAAGAACTTTTCCAGCAGTACGAAGTGTAGATTATTCAAATACTTCTGCAACTGTTGTTGATTCTAACTCTTATGTGATTAATGGAAATACTGAATCTTTTGCTTTACCCTCAGGAGTCAACGTATCAACAGCCACTGATTTTATGGTTTATGTATCTGGTGTGTTTCAAAATTCTGACGCTTATACTTACCCATCTGCTCTCCTTGGAAATCAAGGAATCGATATCGGGGATAATGCAGCAGTTAAACTTTTAACCAATTTTAGCGGTAACTTGACAGATGATAGTCCTTCAGAACATTCATTAGTGTTTAGAGATGGAAGTGCGAGTTTTGATGGTGCAGCACGTTTAGACTTAGACGGAACAGCAGGTAACTTTGCTGATCTTCCAGATAATGGCGATTTTAATTTACTTAATAAAGATTTTACTATTGATACTTTTATAAAACCTGATACTGGCACTACAATGACTGCTAATCAGACATTATTTGCAAAACACGCTGGTACTGATAATAATAATTATACTTTAAGACTTGTAGGTGCTAATTCTAACGTAGGTTTTGTTATAAATCATGGTGGAACTGTAACAGAATTATATGGAGGTAATGCTAATGGAGGCGTTAATCTTCATGTAGCAGTATCTTATCAAAAAAATGAGCAAAATTTAAAACTCTATGTAAATAATGTCAAAGTAGCTCATACTGCCATGGATATTACAGATAACTTTGATGGAAACGTAATTATTGGTTCTAATTCTAATACAGCCTCTGAAGGTGAACGTTTTACAGGATTAATTGAATTTACTCGTGTTGCTCATGCGGCTCGATATAAAAGTGGTGGCATATCTCCAGTTGTAAATCACACTCCAACAGTAATTTCTGGTGCTCCTTTAGGGGCAGTTAGCTCAGAGGACTCTTTAAGCATTAGAGTATTTGACTCAGAAATCTCAACTTTAGATAGGTTTAATTCAATGTCAGATAGAAAGCCTGACAAGGGATTCACTGCTGAAAGAAGTTTTGATACTATAACTTTTAACTCTCAAGCTGGATATGAAAAAAGACGTTTGAGATCAAGACGTTCAAAACGTAACTACAGCTTACAATACACTAATATAAGTGGTATTGAAAAAACAGCGATTGAAAATTTTTATAATGCTCGTAGCGGTGAATTTGAAGCATTCACATTTGATTTGTCACACTTAAATGAATCTGGTACAATTACTACAAGATTTGATGGACCACTTTCAGTAACTCAAGTTTTATCCACAGGCTCAGCTTTAACTGAGAACTTCTATACAGTGGCATTTAAACTACAAGAAACGTATGACTAATGACAGCAAGAAATTATGATGTAATAATCACCGTTGACAACGCTACAGGCTTTGAGACAAATAATGTTTTAATAGGTAATACAACTTTAGCTACAGGAACTATTGCTAATGTTGATTCAACATTAAACACACTAAAAGTAAAACTATCTAATTCTATTTTAGAATTTTCAAGCTCAGAAGTAGTTCATTCAAATTCCACATCTATAACTGGTACAGCTAATGGCTTATTAAACACTACATCTTTACCTTTCCAAGCTAATACTTTTTCAGGAAATACCACAACTGCAATCGCTACGGTCCAATCTATTGCTCCCAGTGGATTTATTGCAGAGAAAAATGCGTTTACCCAAAATCCTGTGGTTCGTTTATTTGAAATATATTATCCAGGAGAATGGTATCCTGAAAATGCTGCTGGTAATCCTTCAGGTAAGGGAGAAGGTAGGTCTTGGCCTACAAACTTCCCTATAAGGTTTGCAGATATACGTGGTGATCTAATATCTGATTTAAACTATAATGTTACTTATGGGGGAGATAGTTTTATTCCTTTTCCTTCTCAAATATCATCTATAGAACAATCGAGTGACGGTAAAATCAATGAACTTTCTTTGACTGTTTTCAATGTTGATAATATTATTTCAGCTATAATCGAAGACCCATTTTTAGTTGGTAATAATACTTCAAATGCATGTCAAGCATTTGTAAATGGTGAATTAGTTCATGGTATAGATCCAAGAACAATAGATGCAACTAATACAAGTTTTGGGTTAGGAACAGTAGGGCACGATACTTTAACAAGAGCAAGAGCGAATGGTTTAGCATTCAGTGCAGATGTAACAAATGGTATATATGGTAAGGCTAATTCTGCTTTTACCAGAGATCAAACTATTGCAGTAAATGGTGAATGGAGAGAAGAAAAATCCGACACTCGTGATTTATTAGGAGCGGTAGTCACTATAAAAACCACCTTTGCTAATTTTTTAGATGTTTGGCCTGAGTATAGTACTGCACGGTTTATAACTTCAAATGTAGTCGAAGTTTATAACGCATTGCCTTACAGGGTTGGAGATAATGTTCGATCAGAGTTGGGAACAACCGAGGGCACTATTCAGTCAATTGAGGAAAATAGGTTCTTATATTTATCAAATCCATTAGACTCTAATTTAGCGGTTGGTGAAGCAGTATTTATTGTTAATTCTCAAGCTGATTCAGAATCTTACATCGAAGATAAGTTTAAGATTGATAGTTTAGAATCTTTAAGCGATGAAGTAGCAACATTTAGTCTTATCTCATGGCTTCAATACTTTCGTAATCAAGTTCCTAATAGAAAATACTATAAAAATACCTGCCAATGGTCTTATAAAGGACCTGAGTGTCAGTACCCAGGACCAGGAGGTTTAGCCATACCAGGAACATCCTTAACCTCCAATTCTAATCCAATAGCTGCTAATAACGAAATCGCATCAACTGCAGCAGGGGATGTATGTGGAAAGTCTTTGCAAGCCTGCACCGTAAGAAATAATCAAATACACTTTGGAGGATTCCCTGCAACAGGAAGAACTGTCCCGAAACAATAAAATAAAAGGATGTATTTTACCATGGAATCATATTTTTGGCGGATTACTTGGTCAATACCACTTATGCTGTCACTCTGAATTTCAAGAACCTCCTTTAGTTCTTGGCGACTCTACGCAATCTATTACTAAAGTTTGGAATAATGATCCTTTAAAAAATGTAAGAAAACAATTTCTTAGTGGAGAAATCCCTGCCGTATGTAAAAAAGTTTGTTATGATCGTGAAGCTATTGGGGTTAAAAGTAATAGAATTAGTGTTAATGAAAGATTTGAAAATCAAAAACACCTTCAAGACAGAACACAAAAAGATGGGTCGCTTCTTACGATGCCTACTTACATGGATATCAGATTCGGAAATTTATGTAATTTTCGATGCAGGATGTGTGGTCCTGACGCTTCAACGAGTTGGTATAAAGACACAAAGTTATCTTATTCAAAGACTATAGATCCTTACACTAATAATGATATTTTATGGCAAGATATGCCTAATATAATTCCTCATTTGTCTGATGTATACTTTGCAGGAGGGGAGCCTTTCGTTCAAGACGGTCATTATAAACTATTAAATTTGTTAATAGATAGTGGGTTTTCTAAAAACATAAAACTACAGTATAATACTAATTTAAGCTACACTAAATACAAAAAATTTAGCTTATCTGATATGTGGGAGAATTTTCAGGATGTCTCTATTTGGCCGAGTATTGAAGGATATAAAACTCAAGCTGAATACTCCAGAAAAGGTTTAAACTGGAATACGTTTTTGAGTAATGTTGAGCATTACAAAAAACATATAAAAACTTTTTCTTCAGTTATAAATATCTTTTCTATCACCTCTATGCCAGATTTAATATTATGGTTTAAAAAGAATCGAATGGAGTATAATGGTACACTTTTAACTGATCCTCCAATCTACTCTGTAACTTGTTTACCTGAAGAGAGTAAAAAGTTAGTTATTCAGGTTTATAAAAAATTTATCAAAAAATATACCCCAATATTAAATCGTACAGATATTGTACAGATGAAAGAATGGTTAACATATATGACCTCGCGAGATGATACTCACTATTTAAAAAGTTTTAAGAGAGAACAGATGCGTTTAGATTCATTACGAAATGAATCATTTGTAGACGTATTTCCAGAGCACGCCGTATGGTACAAAAATATTTAGCTTTAAAACATCAATATGGTCAGGTTGATTGTATTGAGTTAATAAGATCATTTTATAAAAACGAATTAAACATAGACTTTGATTTACCTCCTTACCCACACTCAAGAGCTTGGATGAAATATTTTCACACTAAGAAAGTAGATGAGTGGGCATCAAAGTGCTCTATAAAAGTCAAATTGACAGATGCAAAAAATTATGATGTAATGGTATTCAAGTCAGAAAAGTATGAACTTGTAACACATTTTGGTATGTATTTAATGCCATCTAAACTTTTACACATTGAAGAAGGGGGTTGTTCGTGTGTCCAAACTTTATCAGATTACTGGATGAATAGGTTGCACGCAATTTATAGACATAATGACATGGTATAATTCTTATACTGGATTCCCTTACAAACATTTAGGTGATGATATTAAAACAGGTATCGATTGTTTTAATTTATGCAGATTAGTGTATAAAGAAAAATTAGACATCACTATAGATTATGATACTTCACACTTTTGTAAAATTGTAGATGAAGATTGGTACACTAAAACACATGAAAGGTATTTTGAGATAGGAGGCTCTAACACTGATGAGTATGGATGGTGTAAAGTCACAGAACCAAAAACCTATGATATTATAACTATGAGTTTGGGCTCTACTCATGTTACTAATCATTGTGCTTTATACGTTGATAATAATCGTATATTACAAACTATGATTAAACACACAAGTTGGATCGCTCCTTATGGTAGATACTACAAACAATACACAACAGGGATTTATAGATGGAAAGATTTAATGAATTAAAAGACGAAATGAATAATCACTCTTTAAGAGAGTATCCAAAAGAAGCTGTTGGTATTGTTACAAAAGATTTTAAATACATTCCTTGTAAAAATATTTCTCCAACACCAAAATTAAGTTTTTTACTTGATCCAGCAGATTTAGTTAAAAATGATGGAAATATATGGGGCATTTTTCATTCTCATCCTGGAGACGAAAACCCCATACCAAGTAAAGAAGATAAAGTAAGTGCTGCTTTCCAGGAATATAAATTTTTGGTAGGATTTAATAACAAATTTTTTATTTATTGGCTTGACCAAAATCTTGATGCT